GCGGCAAATGATCTCAGTAATATGTTTAACGGAGCAACTAATTTTAATCAAGATATTTCTGATTGGGATATGTCAAATGTTGCCGATATGTCACATATGTTTAACGGAGCAACTAATTTTAATCAAGATATTTCTAATTGGGATATATCAAATGTTACTCTCATGGACTATATGTTTAACGGAGCCATATTATTTGATCAATATTTGCGTGAATGGTATACACATAATTCGTTGACTGCGATAAATATGTTTGTTGGCGCAGATGCAATGGTGAGTAAATATGGTTCCGCCAATGGATTTAATAACGGAGATCCAGAACATTCCACATTTTTCAATATATTTAAGCCGTTAACTCAAGATGATTTTAATTTTGGCATAGCATATTATTTTAACAACCAAATCGAAAAACCTGCAGGACATGAAACTGCACAAATTGGATTGCATAATGATGCAACAAATATAAACATATCGGAGTGGAATACCGTCAACGTTACTGACTTGTCAAATATTTTTAAAGATAAAGATTCTTTTAATCAAGATATTACGGGTTGGGATGTATCAAATGTCGTCACCATGGAAAATATGTTTAGTGGCGCTACTATTTTCAATCAATATATTTCTAAATGGAATGTTGATAACGTGACAAATTTTGACAATATGTTTTATGGAGCGTCAAATATGTATACGACATATAATGATTTTACTGGATATGGTGATACACCACTTAAAACATTTTTTGATGTAATATTTAAAGCAACCAGTGCAAATTTTCATCACGGAATTGCATATTATTTTGACGGAACACTGCATGTTTCATTATCTGCTGACGATAAATATAATATTGACGAAAGCGTCATCAATACGTGGAATGTTGCGTCCGTTAATAACATGGCTCATACATTTGCATCCCGCAACGCGTTTAATGAAGATATTTCTAGTTGGGATGTTTCATCCGTAATTCTTATGCAAGGCATGTTTAGATATGCAAGTTCGTTTAATCAAGATATTTCTAAATGGGATACCTCAAGCGTAACAAAAATGAACACAATGTTTCACCAAGCAAACTCTTTTAATCAAGATATTTCAGGTTGGAATGTTGAAAATGTAACATCAATGACATCAATGTTCGAAAATGCAACCGCGTTTAATCAAGATATTCGAACGTGGAACGTGATAAAAAATACTTCATCCTTTGGAAATATGTTCAAGAATTTAGATCAACTGCAAACAACATATGGCGTTGGTAATACACCATCTGCTTCTTTTTTTAGTACATTTATGCCAATCAACGATGCAGATTTTACAGACGCAATGCTATATTACAACGACACAACCGGCACATTAAGTATACCAACCGGATATTCAACGTATAAAATATTGGGACAATCAAACGATAGTTCAAAAAATTTAATAGCTAATTGGAAGATGTCACACATAACTAATTTGTCAAATGCATTCAATGGTGCATCTTCGTTTAACGAAGATATATCCGGTTGGGATGTATCATCTGTAACAGACACTTCAAATATGTTTAATGGTGCTACTGATTTTAACCAAGATATTTCAATTTGGAATGTATCAAATGTTATCGATATGAATAATATGTTTAATGGTGCAGATGCATTTAATATCGATTTAACGAATTGGAAAGTTTCCGCTGTCGAAAATATGTCATACATGTTTAATGGAGCAACTATTTTTAGTCAAAATATTTCGAGTTGGGATGTATCAAAGGTTGTCGACATGAATAATATGTTCAATGGAGCAACTAATTTTAATGGCGTCATGTTTACTTTACCATCAGGTTCCGCGGTAACGAATATTAGCTATATGTTTAACAGTGCATCTGCTTTTAATCAAGATATTTCTGGTTGGGATGTATCAAATGTCACTCTTATGGATAATATGTTTAATGGAGCAACTATTTTTAGTCAAAATATTTCGAGTTGGAATGTATCAAAGGTTGTCGACATGAATAATATGTTCAATGGAGCAACTAATTTTAATGGCGCCATGTTTACTTTACTATCAGGTTCCGTGGCAACGAATGTTAGCCATATGTTTAACAGTGCATCTGCTTTTAATCAAGATATTTCTGGTTGGGATGTATCAAGTGTTGATTATATGACAAACATGTTTAATGGTGCTGCAGCTTTTTCTCAAAATATATCTCATTGGCGTCTAAAACCTGGTTGTAGCGTTGAAAATATGTTCAGCGGAACGGATATGGAAAAGTATACATATATTGCCGGCTATGGAAATACGCCAAAATGATTTAATTAGACATTATATTATAAAAATAAATATATCCATCATAAATATATATGTCAAATTATACATTAACTGACGGATTAATTAACGGTATAGGTGGAACACTCGGAGGAGGAATATTTTTACTGATTGGCGAATCAATCAAAGATAACAAAGGAAACGCTTATTTAGCATTTGTCGGTGGAGCCATTATTTGTATGGTCGTTGCATTTTGTTACAGTATATTGTCAAAAGAATATCCAGGCAAAGGCGGTACTGCGGAATATCCAAAAAAAGTATTCAAGGATAAAAGATTACAACTTTTGTTAACCGGATTAATTATTTTCGGTTATACGAGTTTATTTTGTGTTTATTCACTATCTGCAGGTAATTATGTCGGTGATTATTTGGAACATCCAAAAATAAAAAAAATTATTGCTGTTTTTATAATAGGATTGTGTATGCTATTCAGCTTTATGCCCCCAAAAATGTTTAAAAAAATGCAAACAGGATTTGTCGCATCAAAATTAATGGTCTTATTTGGTATTATCTTTGGAGGTATTTATAGAAGTTACGCACCTATTGCACAAACAGCACAAAATATACCGTTGCAACTAAGCGATACAACTGAAATTAGCAGAGAAATTGTAGAAACAACAAAGGATATTACAATGGTTGGTTGTTCAGTTGCAGATAAATTAAAAGCATTGGTTTCTTCATTAGGTATATTTGTTACGTACGAGGGTTTTGAAATGAACAGCATATATTCTGCAGGTATGAAAAATCCAAATATTAATATACCGCTTTCATATTTCTTAACAATTATCACTGCAGCAGCTGTTTACATTGGTCTAACCGTCGTTACGAATAAATTCATTGGCACAAAAATTAATGATAAAAATAGCGCATCAGCACTAATCGATCTCGTTAAAGTCCTTGGTTTCACATCTATTGGTCCTGTTGTTGTCGTTCTAGCAAATATTATCGCAAATGTGTCAGCAAATATTGCAACTGTTGGCTCATTGGAATCAATTACGGATGAATATATTAAGGACGCTGAACTAGAAAAATCTATTTTTAATAAAAAAATAACTATGTTTAATAACTCAAAATCAGTTGCATTATTATTAACTGGTATACTTTCAATGGCCGCCATTATGTATGGACCAGAAAGTTTTGTTGTCAATTCTGGCAGTTTATCATTTTTATTAATATTTACAATGGTGTGCTACATGACATATGTGACCATCGAGAAAAAAGAAAAAAATAAAGAAGAAATTACAATCCTAAATAAAAAAATGAATTATAAAATGTGCAAAATTATAAGCATATTAGGTATGGCATTATGTTCATCAGGATTTGGTAAACTAACATATGACATTGCGAATAAACCGTAAAGTAAAAAATTGAACATTTATATTGCTTACGTGCTGCATATAAACAATTTACATTAAATTAAACACAACAAATGATTGCGTCCTCAAAAATATCAATCGATCCCATTAAATCAGTTGAATGCGTCATATGCAATGAACAAAATGATAGCGTTATATCATGTCCAAAATGCTTCCATAATGGTGCAATATGTGAATCGTGCAAAAAACAATTGCCAAAACATGGTTTTAAACAATATCAGTGCGTAACATGTAAACAAATTATCCATAATAATAATACTGATGATACAAATAATGAAAAACATATCATAAGTATCAATGAAAATAATGTTGAACGAAATACTGCACAAAATGAACTAAATGATGAACAAAATAAAAATTGTAAATATGTTATATATATTATTATTTCTAGCTGGGCGTTTTCGATACCTGGTTATTATTTATTAGTTGCAATATTTAATTTAAAATATAAGTCTAATTTTAATGCGCCACTTGGAATAATCGGGGGATTTATTATTGTTATGGCTATGGTATACACATATAAATTATTTAAATATACATATAAATTATATTTTAAAACTGACAATACCTAATATTTTATTTTTGTTATGATGAAAATAAAATAACGACATCAATACTTTTTTCTTTATGCGATACCAAAGGTTAACCAATAACGACAATACTAATTGTGCATAATAAAAATATTATTTAGCCATGAATTGCATAATGAAGCTCTTCTGGTAAAAGTTCAATTTCAAAAGGATTACCTTCGCAAAAAAGTTCGCACAATTTGGGCAACTGCGATAACTCAATGGGCAATGTCTTTAATTTATTATTTTGACACCAAAGATAAAACATATTAACGAGTCCGCCTATTTCGATTGGCAATTCCGTTATTTCGTTATCATAACAACCTAAAAAACGTAACTCACTATATACTCCAATTTCTGGCGGAAAAACATCAAATTGATTATCATCAAAATATAGACATATCAGGTTAATCATTTGATTAATTTCATATGGCATGTTCGTCAAATTGATTATTATTGATACGTAAATTAGCGCACATATCTATTGTATGTTCGTTAATTGGTTTTCATCGATAATTAATTCATGTAATGATTGTATCATATGTATTTCATCAGGTAAACATGTAATTTTATTATTTGCAATGGATAACTTTATCAATTTGGGAAATGTGTATACACCATAATCTATGGTTGTTAATTGGGTGCCATTAAATTCTAAATGCTCCAAATTTTATAAAATGCTTATCTCAGGAGGTATGTGTACTATTTGATTGTGCTATAATAATATTTTCAAGCATGCAAATTTCAAGAGGCATGTTTACAAATTGGTTCCATGATATTTTTAACTCTTCCATTTTTTGTAAGTTTACAAATGATGCTGGTAAATGTGACAATTTGTTGTGCCATGAATTCAATGGAAATTAATTCATTAAATTCACCAAAATTTTATGGAAGTTGCGCAATCGGAGTATTATTGCATTCAAGCGTTTCCAGTTTTGTCATCATCATTATTTCTAAAAGAAATTCAGTAATTTTGTTTTTCCTGTACTTAAATTTTACAACATTATCCAAATTATCAATTCTCTTTTTTTTGAATCTTCGCGGTCATTTCATTAATATTATGAAGTTTGTATTCCATGATATTTTGTGTGTTATGTCGGGATATTTTGTATAAATAATAATATAATATTGATGTGCTCAATATGTTCAAAATTCATTTTTTACACAATTTATGAAATAATAAATTAAATATATTTTATATTGCTTGACATTTTTGTTGTTAATAAATCTTTAAAAGTAGCATTTGTTTGATGTAATTCATTATTTGCTTTTGTTAAGTCGCGAATCGTTTCGTTGCATTCACTACATTTTTGTTGCAACTTTTCATAATTAAAAAGTAACTCATCATGTATTTGTTTTTGTTCAGCTTTTTCTCTTTCTAATTCATTGATTCGTTCATTTTTTTCGCCGCTCGTTTTTTGCATTAAATCATCATACTCTGTTAATTTTCCGGATTCGTACAATGATTTATATTTAGTAAAATTTTCATAATAATTTTGTGATAAAATATGCACATTATTTAAAAAATTAATAAATTTAGATCCGTCATTACAATTATATATATAATGTATGCTTGGGGTATTTTT